GGCAGCGTCAGATGTGTATAAGAGACAGATGTACACACGCCTACATAAAAATACTGGACGCTTTATTAACCCTTCTCGCAGAAGCATTAAAATGTCACTCCACCTATGTCACAGATAACACTGTTATATAACAGTGTTATATAACACTGTTATATTGACGCAAGAAAAGAAGGCCCATTAAGAGCCTTCCTTTCTTCACCGTTTACATATAATATTTATACAGCTTTTGAAACCTATCCAGAGTAATTTCACTCTCTGCAATTTTACCAACAAGGTTTAAATCGCAGTAATATCTTACTCCGTCAATATCCATGTAATAACCCCTAATACTTTCACCGCTAATAGGAGCACTTAAAGCTAGAATTACTTCAGGCCCTTTAGCGCTAGGAGTACCAGTAGCCATTTGGATTGCATCATCAACCAGAAGTCCAATCTGGTTTACATGAGCAATGTCAACCACAACTTCCTGCATCTCGTTAGAGTTGCGCCCATCATTGCTATCAAATGCCGTCATAGTAGCGTGTTTAAACGACCTATCAGAGCATTCGATTCTAATACCAGTAGCATCAGCGTAAACTTTAACATCAGTCGGAATGTTACCGCTTTGCAGGAAAACTCCAGGAGAGCCGATATATTTAGGATCAAACAGTTGAGTATAGGCATACCCAAACTCGCTGTCCATAGTGATGATAAAGCAATTAGCGTTTAATCCTGCAATGTTAAATTCGCATTGCCAAGGATGCTCATGGTCACTTTCTACGAGGTCAATTACCATTTCCTCGATTTTGACAATTTTCATTTCTTATTCTCCTATAACTTATTATACCTTTTTAATAAATATAATAAAGTTAACAGTATAATTTCCAATTATATCGTTATCTTGTGTGTTCCGATACCAATACAAGTTGATATTATACGTTCTGCTTGCACTGTCGTAAGTAATTGGTCCACCTAGAAACAGGCATCTACTTGCAGTTGTAGTAAAGTTATACATAAGGCAAGCTGTCGGATTGTTTGTATCAGCCGGTTGAAATCCTTCCGGGATGATAATATCAGATGATAATGTGAAACCGCTTCCTCCAATGGCTACATTGCTGTTTTTGGAATAAGTGTAAACACTAATTCCTCCCACATTCGCATCGACATACGCTTTAGTGGCAGCATCCTGATCTTCCGTAGGGTCAGCTACTCTTTTGATTTGTTTTTCGTTAACAATGACACTTCCGTTAGGCTGCAAATTTATGTTTTCCCCAAGAACACCCATAATCGCCTTGCCATTATCCATGTAAAGAGATTCTGTGTCATTCTTTTTAGAAATAGTACATGCACCACTAGTAAAAGGTGCGGAAATACATACGCCATCACCGGCGTTAATAACTAGTGGTCCCGTCATAGTATCTCCCGACTTCTTAACATAAGGAAGTACGGTAGTACCATTGGCAATATTATCAACCGTGCTTTTATCAGCCTTCCCGCTAAGTCCGCTATCTAACTGTCCCTTGTTAACAGCATCCCCATTTTCAGTAGCATTCGCCACATTCTTGATCTGAACAGGGTCACCGCCTTCATTCTGTACCTTTACTTGAGTACCCATAGCGACAACAGGTCCAGTACCTTTAAGAACAGTGTTATCATTGTCATTATACAGGCTACCAGTCTGAGCAAGATCAAGACTAGTTCCATCCTGCATAACGATGTCACCTTTCATAGTACCGCCAGACAGAGGCAGGTAATCCCCAGTCTCACCAGTACCAGTTGCAGAAAGTGTGCCATCAGCAGTTACGTTAAGACCAGTACCAACCTTAATACCACCAAGAGTAGAGCCGCTTGCAATAGGCAGTTTATAAGCCGCTCCGCTTACTTTATCATCAACGTACTTTTTAGTGGCAGCGTCTGCGTCATCAGTAGGCGTTGCTACAGCACTTACCTTATTACTTCCCATATTAAGAGCGCCAGTCATACTATCTCCGGCCTTCTTAACATAAGGCAGCTCTGTATCTCCAGCTTCGATGTTTTCTAGAGCCTTGTTGATATTGGTAATATCGCCTTCAATATTAGTGATGTCACCCTGAATATCGCTAATATTGCCCTCAATGGTTGTTACCTTACCTTCAACCGTCTGAACCCTATTAGTAAGATTAGTAATTGAGCTAGTAATACCTGCAATCTGCTCAGTTATGTCGCTGATTTCTTCTCTAATGCTAGAGATAGCCTGATTAATAGTGGTAATCTGCTGATTGATTGTGTCGATCTGTCCTTTAATCGTGGTAATATCGCCTTCAACTTTAGTGAGACGAGTGTTCAGAGCATCAATCTTAGAATAAATTTCAGTGATCTGGCCCTGAATAGTTGCGATTTTATCAGCGTTATCTTTCGCAAGGGAGAGGGCTTTGTCAGCCGTCTCCTGCGCATTCTCCACCTTGTCTCTCAGCTCAGTGATACCGTTAGCGCAATAGCCAGTGCTCTGAACTAGATTAGCGATCTCCGTCTCAAAGTCATTCTTGAATCCGCATTCAGGACGCTTGCTTACATACCAGAATGCTACATTCTGCGGTTCGTTGTACTTAGCGGGAGCGTCAGTCCAGCGGCCCAAATACTCCATGCCAATAGACGGCTCGTCGGTCGCATCCTGCATTGCAGTAATAACAGCCGTATTGCATCCCATCTCTTTAAGGATAGTGGCAACAGTAATTCCTTGCATACCGGGATTTTCAGTAATGCCAACATTGAAAAGGATAGTCTGCCCGCAACCACTATTGTAGCCGATAGCAGTAATAGCTTTCTTAGTGGTCAGCGCCTTTGCCTGCTCAGTGATTTCGCTATCCAGAATAATGGGCGTAACAGCCCCAATCATATCAACGATTTTATCCTGGCATAGGTTAGTGGTTTCGACATTTCCCTTGTAAACCTTCAAAGTGCCCAGTGAATTGAAACCAGCGATATAGCCCTCAGTGTTAGGTGTTCCGGCAATCGCCATGCCGCGCCACATAGCCGGCCCATTCCATCCCTCCTGAGCTGGATTGACAGCTGTCATAATGACGTTCGCACTCTTGACAAAACTGTAATCGTGCATACTCTGCCGAACGTTAGAGTTTGTACTGTTGTCATACGCAAGACCCAGTTTCACACGAATGGGGCAACCGGCCTTGTCATACTTCTGCACTCTGACGATATGGTAAACGGCGCTATCATCACTAGAGTAACCCTGCTCAAGATGTACTTCGCTATCATCGTAGTAAACCGGGCTAGTCTTAGCGGCTCCAACGCAATCATTTAGAGCCTTGAAGCAATTAGCCTGAATGTAATTCCACCTGTGAATACACTCATTGGTCTTTTCGATAACTGCCCCCATCTGAGCCTGCGGATTGAAGCCGGGAACAGGAGGTGGAACAACAGGCATAATGGGAGGGGGAACAGGAATAGCACAGAACTCAGGCTCACAGGGCGGAGGTCTGTGCCCCTCCGGAGGGCGACAGCCCTCCGGATAGCAATAACCATCAGTAAGAGGATGTCCATGGCCATCCCATTTGTAGTGATTGCAATTACTCATAGTGTATTACCTCACTTCTTCGCACGGACAGCCTTTTGGAAATAGCCATCCTCGTTGTACCACACCTTGTAGATTTTTCCGTTGACCTTCTGGAAAGCGGTCTTACCAGCCATATCCATACGGCGGCTTCTATCCAGCTCTCTCTGAACAGGCTCACTGGGCTTGCCAGGAATGAAACCTTCCTTCATTTCCTCTTCGGTCCAGCCGCTTTCCTTAGTATCATCGAGACGAACACGAGAGCCAATTTCTGCAAGGTGTCTGTTCGCCTCTTCGGTAGTAATCTTGTCCTCTTCCCACAGGTGGATAATTTCGTCAACAGTAAACATATTAAAATACCTCCATGAAATTGTATTGAAGCTCCTTAATGATTTGTTCGTCAATGTTCAGGAATGTTTCACGGAAACCTTGCAAAAGCTGAGATGGAGTCATATTCATAAATCCGGAAATGATTTCATGCTTTCCTTCATCAGTTGTCTGAGACTCGTCTTCAAGAGTCTGTTTTGCCTTGCTTGTATCCTGGCTACTAGAACCGTTCTCAAAGCCATCATTAGTAGCTTTTGTATCAACATCTCTATTGAGCTGTGAAGTTTTGGTTCGTTCATCAGTGATATTTCCAACCGTATCTTCTGTTCCATTTAATTTACGGTCAGTATCAGTTGTTTCCGTCTCGTCTGTTTCGTCTGTTTGGTGGATTGTACTGTTAGATGTTGCATTCGTTGTGGTATCTCTAGTTTGACTCTCCTTTGTGAAGTTCGTCATATAGGCGTTATTTGGATTATCCCCAACGGTAGTTTGCGGCGTGTCTGCAAACCGCTTGTCTCCGTTCTGATTTTCGGCAACCGTCTCATTAGTTGTGGTATCAGTTGTACCATCTCTTGTGACTGTGCCATCCAATTTCCTATTTACTCCGGTTGTTTCGTTCTCTGTTCTCTCTTTGTTTTCTGTGTAATCTCGTTTGTAGTTCTCTTGTTCTGTGATACCTTGCTTTGTCCCCTGTGTGGAGTTGGTGATACCTTTAGAGGATTTAGCGAAGTTCTCTAATGCGCTAATTACTTCGCTATCTCCCTTCTGTGCTTTTCTCAGCACATTTTCAATAGACCTTCCATTCGTCTCCAATAAATGATTCATAATGGGGTCAAACTTAATCAGCTCACTTTTGTACAACTGATTGTAAAATGGCATGATGCGTTCAAGTGTTTCATTTAGATATAACTTGAACTTATCCGGAGTATCCTGCCCAATTTCATAAAAGAAATAATGCCGGATAATCTTAGCGCACAACTCGCTTTTATGTTCTGGAATATACGTACTCCATGTATCGTCAAATACTTGATAGCCAGTGGATACAAGCTGACCTAGCTCATAGTTACGAGGGTTAATCGGATTCCATGGAAACACTTTCATTCCCTCCTTCCACCTGCTGTCCCATCTTTGCTAATAGGTCTTCAATCTGTTCTTCCTTAAACTGCTCAAGCTGATTTGCTTCAACAGAAACATTAAGGCCGAACATCTTGTTAATCTCTTCGCACGCTTTACGCCTGCATTCAAGCTCGCTTTCTAGGGAGTGTCTAATAGGGGTTTGTTCTCCCTGACTCTCACTCACAACGAGTCTTTCCTTTTTGGAAGTAAACTCATTTGCTACGCCTAAAGCGGAGTACACCTGATTGAACATGTTCTTGACGTTCGCCCACATATCTCCAAGGTAACTCTGCACTCCAGTTGTGAGAACACTCAAAGTATTGATCCCTGAATTTGGAACGGCCAGAACAGTTACTTCATTGTCTGCAATATCATTTAAAGCTCTAATAACAGAGTTCTTTTGACGCTCTTCACAGGAAACCATATAAGGCTTTTTTAAAGTCTGCGTATGAACGTCAATAGCTCTAATGGCGTCTGCAATCTTTGGAGCGTAATTCATTAGAATGAGATAGTCAGGAGTCATTGTTAAATTACACCTAATGAGCACACTATCATCAATCGTGTAGTTCTTCTCATAGTTGTAACTGTATGCCCGCCTATTAACACTCTCATAGTAGATATTAAATGGACCGGATAATGTACAAGGAGTATGAGCAAAGCCGATATTCTCATCATTAAAGAACAATGCGTAACCGTAGAATGCTAGAGTAATTTCTAATGCTCTTTCATTGCACGACGCCGGAAGCCCATTCCATTTAAACCTAGAAAGCATAACATTCATTAGTCTGGAAAATACTTCGGCAAATTGAATGGTATTAAGCATCTTTGTTTGCCGTTTAGTTAATCCGCTAGTGTTAACTCTAAAATCAGGTAGTGAAAGAATTGGGAATGCATCCATAAGAGGAAACATTATTCAACCCCCCTCTGATAAGAAAGTAATAACATTTTTGCGTGTCTCTTTGAGCTTGTCTATGTGATTCCCGTTTATCATGTGGTCCGACATATCAATTAGGAATAGACAAATATGTTTATCTGCCTGATTTAACTTATCTATCTTATCATAGTCTCTATTCAACTTTTCTCTTATATCTCTGATTTCTTCAGAGTTGGCGTCGATCTTTTTACCGATTGTGGATGTGAAAGTAAACAGTCTCCACACAACGGCAATTCCCCCTCCAATAAGGGAAATATTTTTAGCTGTTTCAAGTAGAGCTTCCATTTCCTTTACCTCTGCCATTGATAATGGCCTTCACCATACAAGATACAAGTTCAACTCCAAAAACGGTAAACACCATATTTGTAAGAGTGGATGCTTCATATCCTGTTTTGTAGAAGATAATAAGGGATGCTATTGTATAAAGCACAAGGAACGCAATACAGAAAACAACGAATTTAGTGACAGTTTTCAAAACCCGCTCACCGCCACTTCTTTACCGCTTCTCTGGTCCCATCTATACCTCTTTGATCTGACATCAACGTGAACAAAACTCTTATAGAGTCCAATCCCACCAGAATGTCCAGTTTTTTTCAATGCCTTTTCAGCGGCAATGGCAACAGAAGCGGGAGAAATGCCGTCAACCACAATATCAGCGGCAGTACCATAACAATGTTGAGAGCGAGTAGCACCTCCAACCTTCTTGTTATATTCGGGAGTCCTGTAACCACTGTTAATGATAATGGGCTTTCCGAACTGATTGCGAATATTCTGCAATACGGCGGGAAGATCAGGGTGAATCAGAATAACGTCGCTGCCATCGTTACAGGCAAACTCTTTTACTTTAAACGAGGAAGTCAGCTGTTTATCACCTTCAAGAGATTTACTATAAATCCTAGCTTCATTCTGCATAATAATCCTCCTTACACATTGTTGTCTCTCCAGTAACCAGAGGGACGAACATCAACGTGGACAAAACCCTGTGATCTGTAACACCCCATACCTCCCTTTCCAGAAGGCATAACGTTATTGGCTATCCAATTATAAACGTTAAGCGGAGTCTGTCCACTTACTACAATATCAGCGGCACGGCCATAAAGATGCTGACTCTTAGCGGCTCCACCAACAGCGGCATTATGGGAAGTGGTTCTATATCCGCTGTTAATAATGACTTGTACTCCATAATGGTCACGAATGATTTGTAACAGCTCAACAAGTCTTTTACTCACAAGAATTTTATCACTACCATCGTGGCATCTGAACTCTCTGACTTTGAAATTCTTACTTAAATAAGTATCTCCATCGGCAGCTAAAGAATATTCCACAACTTCGTCTGGAAGAACACTAAAATCATCAGCGGCAGGTGGGTCCGGCTGTTCCGGGTCTGGCTCAGGCGGGTCATACTCCTGGAAGGGTGGGTCTTCTAAGAAATCATCATAAGTATAGTTCTCAATCTGATTAGCGGAGGGGTTAGAGAAATCACCGATTGAACGTCTATTTACATTCCAGAATGTGACGCCATTATTCAGCATATCACAAATTTGCTCTCTATAATGCTCTGGAATGTCTCCACCAATGTGAGCTTCACTTGTTTTCACATAATTCCAAATAGGACGAGTGTTTACATTTGGAATTTTAAGAAGCCCCACGGCATAGCCGAAACGATCAAAGAAATCGTCAACTGCTTCCATGATTTGAGTGGGGCTAATATACCATCGTGTGCACACTCTGTAAGCTCCAAAAGCAACTGCGGCATTAGCTGTTGTATTTACCTGACCACCGGATGCAACCATTTGATCTGCCATACCTACGAGAGATAAAGCTGCTCCTCCTAGTGCTCCCAATGCTGTTCCTCCTGGGCCTGCCACGCTTCCGGCTGCGGCTCCCTTTAATCCTCCGCTAATTGTTTTCATAATGGCGTTCTGCCAGTTATCCAAAAGATTATTACCAACCCAAACGCCTGACGGCATATCGGTAATTAAATAAGCATCTTCAAGGCTTGTTTCAATACCCTTATAGTTCTTTAGATAAACAGCGAAACCACCAATGCCTCCAATTAACCCACCCTTAGCGAATAACTGAGTGAGTGGAGTAGCTAGGCCGTTCTGTCCCATCAATTCGGGAAGAAATTCTTTTTGTCTCCCGGCGGCTCCTTCTACTCTCAGCATCGTATATTGAGAAGTGTACACCTTTGCATTATTGAAATGCCCATTAAGCGTTATCCATGGAGACTGTAAAGTTCCCATTTCCCATTCTTTATCATTCAGGAAGAAAGAGGGAACAGAAAGAATAGGTCCAATGTTATCCAGTGTTGTGGCAATATGAACCGCAACAGTATTCAGGTAATCGTCAACCTCTTCGGCAGTATTTTTAACAATCATATTCATTCCTGAATAGATGCCGCCTAAAGTATTGCCGTGAATGGATATTTGTCCGTCCTCATTATACGGAGTCAAGATAACATATCTTGTAGGCACAAGAGGATATGTTAATTCGTTTTCTACTACAACAGGAGCGCCTGAAATTGGTTCAGAAATACCACAATTATTCCAGTTCGGTTGACCATCAACCCAATCGCCTGTAACGTGCTCCCTTTCTACATAACATGGTTGCCATTCAATGTCCCCGCAAAAACTTGAATAAGGGTCAATCTCAAAATAAATTCTAGTTGTTCCCTCGTTCAAATATTCAAAGCCGGTAATAAGTGCAACCAAATATTTTGTGCTGTTGTTTGGATTTTGCCAAAACATTACATCACATTTTAAGGCATCATAGTAATCAATGTTTAACTGCGTGTACTCTCTCTCATCAGCTCTCTGATAAGTACAGTTTGTAAACGAATGTGCCACTTTGCCTTGCAGATAAGAGATCATTGCAGAATTGGAGCTAAAATATGCTTTATGATCTTTTGTAATACCTGCATTCTCGCATAGGTATATTCTAGTTGTTGGTGAAAGAATAGGCATATTTTTACCTCCTGGGAGAGGGCCTATAAAGACCCCCTCCCATATTTAATTTACTCAGTAACCAGAGCGACCGCATTATGGAACGGAGAGAGGGAGAACGTATCCCAACAATGGAAATAATACTGCCATGCCATATTACCAGCATTATAGAAATTGGTCATACGACGCAGTTTTTCTCTAATCTGGAAAACGTTCACATCAGCCAGAATTGCAAGGCACTTAGAACTAGGGGCAAAGCTATCAACAATAATCTGCTTCGTGGCATAATCAGCGTAAGACAGATTAAATGCGGCTGCCAAGAACTGAACACCAACAGCGGACGCAACTTCCGCGTTAATAATGATAATCTGGTCCTCAATAGAACTCCAGGTTGTACGAGCACCAGTACCACCCATTTTAGTGTAGTTATTATATGCAGTAGAGGGAAACTGAAACTGGAGGGAGAGGTTCTGAATAGTCTGCTGGAAAGCCGCAGCCGTATCTCTATTAGTAGGAGCCGTAACAGTAACTGTATTGAGCTTTGTTCCGGTCAGAGCATCATCAATGAGCTGCTTGGTGTACTTAAACTCGTCAATGGTGTTACCATTATACAGGCTGTCAACAATTGCGGCAATCGTACCTTCCAGAGTGTTCCAAGAAGTGAATGCGTTAGTCAGCATTTCATTATTGATAGTAACCTTATACTTATCTTGACGATTCAGACGATACCAAGCCGCTTTCACGTCAGGCAGAGCCGGCTTCAAAATGTCAGAATAACCATTTTCAGTCGTACCATCAAACACGGTTGCGTTAGCTGGATTAACCTGAATCTCTTCAACGTCAAGACCAAGAGGTTCAGTACCCTTTTTAAGCATTGCCAGAGGATTAGCCCAAGTTTTTCTGATAACGAGAGTCATAATAATCTTATTAACAAGGGCATTCAAAAATTCGTTTGCAACTGCTTCATAAGTGAGAATAGGGTTGCCAACGTCAGCGAGGTTATACGGAGTTGCTACGGGGACCGCATTCTTATAAGCATCAGAAGCGTCTGCTCTAATGCTGTTAAGCATCTCAGCAGAAGCAACTTGCGGAGTCTTGTTACTAGCCATAATTTATTTCTCCTTATATAGATTATCTAAAAATTTGTCTACGGCGTGACCTTCTTCGCCGGGTTTAGGCTCTCCGGATTTTTCAGGCTCCTGAGAGTCCTTTTTCTGTTCACCAACTCTAAGAAACAGAGCCATATTTGCTTCTTTCAATCTTCCATTCTCTTCTTTTAAACTCTTGTTTGTTTTATCCAGTTCTCCCTGAGTTGTAATTCCTGTTGTAAATGTATCCTGCATATCACTCAAAAGAGTGGTAAGCGTAGCTTGATCTCCATTAGCTTCAAGAACTTGCTTTGTAAAATCGCTCCAAGCGTCTGTGTTAAACTCGAACGGCATTATATTAACCTCCTAAACAAATCAATGGCCATATTTTTAGCTTTCTGTGTCTCGAACCGAACATTGCCTTTTGTGTAGTAATCAAGAAGCATATTGATAACAACACTTCCTCGCATTTTAACAAGTAGAGTATCACTGTTATGTGAATCAGTGTCCAATACTAACTTCTTAGCGGTCGGGTCGATCTTCTCAGAGATAAACATTAAATCATCTTTCATATCGCGGTAAATGCCAAACTCCTGGTTCTGCATAATAAGTGTTGCAACATAGAAAGAATTATTTGACATCTTTGTAATAAAGGTATCCGTATCTCTAAGAAACTTGTTCTCCATGTTATATTTTCCGTACTCTGTATTAGCAATCAATTTGCCAAATCTCGTATTCTTTACATGATCTGTATAAGCTGGATTTTCCACAAGCTCTAAAGATATGTCACCTTTGATCTTTAGTCTCTGGCCTTCTTCAAGAGTTATATCAAAGTAAAGAAAATATGGATTAGTAAATGTAATTGCATTAGAGAGGAAAAATACTGGTATGTCTCGATCTCTGCTGACAGTCGAATAGCATTCAAGAAAAGCTGTTACTTCTTTAGGAAGGTAATGCACCATGCCCACGTCAATGATAAACTCGTCAAAGATTATCATGCTTACATTGGGAAATGGTGTTGACTTCATCATAGTGGCTTTAGAAAGCGGAAAATACCATCCGGCTATTGCACCATCTATTCTGAATACTCCTAGATTTGACTTAAACTCATGATCTGGAAACTCCTGCATTACATCATCGAAGAAGTTCTTAATTGTGTTTGATGGAAGCTCAGTATCATAGCGGCGTAAATAAACAAATTGCTCTCCCCTTTTAAGAAAGTTACTTATAGCTCGCTTTTTTGCCGCATAAGTCTTACCTGCACCACGAGGACCAACAACGAAATTAAATAAAGTATTATATGACAGGGTTTTATTTATGTCATAATAAATTGATTTACTCATAATATTAGAATGGGGCATATATACAGTTGTAGCGTCACAGGATACAAACCCCAGTCACATCCAGGCCGACTCTTCGCCGTTGTACTCCCGAATCGTGGAAACGAAAACCATATACTGCCCCACTACTATTGTACACCTTCTTTCAACACTTGTCAAGTTCGTTTTCCAATCGGCTCGACATTTATTTTGACTTGATCTTAAACGTTGTTTCTCGCAAGATTGTCCCACCTGGTATTATTCTAGGCATTAACTTGCCTTCAAAAGTAGCGCCTTCTTTGAAGTTCTCAAATGTAACTGTTTCTTTGATATTATTAGGCATTCCTGCGCACTTTACGTCATTCTTTCCATTGATGCTTTCCATATAAGTCTTTTGACGAATGAAAATAGCATGGTCAAATTCTTCTTCAATCTTGAACGCTCCTAATCTGTATTCGTCAATATCAATATCTGCCGGTTCTGTTCCTTTAACGTGGAGTGAGTCTGTATCGGCGTAAATAAATCGTTCACCCAACTGCTGAGCCGCACGAATGATTTTATCACGCGCATAAGATGTTATAAAGGATGCTACTGGTACATAATATGCTGTTCTACTCTCTTCTGCTCCATAGTAATATGTTACCTTATCCTGATCTCTGTCAAACTGTGGAATCTTTGATCTTCCTGTAAGCGATGCGCCGAATTTCCCATACAATGAGTTAAGCATCAACTTAGCAATCTGAGTTAAACCTTTATTTCCTGTTCTCTTTCCTTCGTTTTTCTGCTCATACCAATAGTCGATATAGTCAGCGAACATACCGACCATACCTTTAAATTTATATCCACCTTCCCATGAATATACGGTCACATCATAGTTATCGAAAAACAACTTTAGGTCTACACTTGTTAAAGTTAATACGGTTTCTACTTCTGACTCTCTTAGGTATTCTGTTTCTGAATAATGAAAATTATTCTTGATCTGAATTGACGGTACACAACCGGGTTTTAATTTGAAATCACATACAAGGGATTGAACGTATAATGAATAACCTTCATCCTCTTCGTATTGTCCAGTGAAATAAACAGGCTCTCCGTAAGGAAGTTTACAAAACTTCATTGCCCATGGATACATTGAATTGACATCATAAACCTGACCTCTGCCAATAGGCTTATTCTTGTAAACAGGATTGAGATATGTAAAACCGCCTTTATAGCTCATTCTAATATCTCTATCAGTTATGGCATCTAACGGAGGAAACAATCTATCAAATTCTGCTTTTCCTAAACGGGTTTTAAAATCGTTCATAGCATTTGAAGCTGTTGTTAGCTTCTTCATGTTGTGCTCACGCATGAATTTTAAAGACCGTGCCAAAATCAATGTATCATTTCTAATATAAAGCTTTTCATGCTCTGTTAATTCGTGACCTTCTTCTCTGTCTCCTTCATAATCTAGGTCTAGTTTCTCTAATCCAATATCAAACGTTTTAGGCATTTGAGCGATTGGCATTGGAATGATCTTTAAACTATCATATATTGTAACTTCTCGTTTCAATCCTCCTGGTCCATCTTCGCCTCTGATCTTGATAGTATACCACATTCCCATATCAGAGATAAGAGTTGTAAATGTCTTTTCGTCTAGCCTTCTTTTTGAACTCCATTCATAGCCTAATCTAAATAGAAAATCTACTATAAAAGAACCATCGAATTTCAAGTTGTGAAAGTAGCAAACTTCTCCATAACTGAATGCGTATGTTAGCCAGTCTTCTATTTTCGTCCCGTATTCAATCTTTTCACTCTCTACTTGTACTCCACACCATGCCCAGACTCTTGTACGCTCGTCGTTAACGATTGTCTCAAAGTCGCAGGCAATTATAGTCTATAACCTCTTGACTCATAGAACTGTAACCATCTTCTATGAACAGATGCGATATTGTTCATAAAATATGGAACGTCAGAAATGTTTGTAATAGCTATCTCAGGAACAGAGCGTTGAACAAGATAAAACTCTTCTGGTGTTATCGTTGTTGCCATCTGCTCAATCTCTCTTACCATTTGCATAGCTTCTTCTGTTCCGGCTCCAGTTAATTCCATGAATTGAAGGTTTTCCTCTAGTTGTGAAATATAGTTTGTATTCCAATTTATTGTTCTTCTATCTATAACTGGTGTATAGTCTAACCTCATTAAATCTGCTAATCTTCGCGGAGTCAACTGCTCAAATTGTTCCTCTCTCAAATCTTGATCTATCTGAGTTGGTAAACGTCCTGTTTGTCCTTGTGCTTCTTTAACCTTCTTTGCTAATTGCCTACGACGCTTATTTTCACGTTCTAGGTTACGTTCTATAATTGCTTTCTGAGCTTTAAGCATGGGCTGTCCTTGGTACATTGTCCATTGCAAGCCCGATTCTCTGAACTGCTCTAATGCTTTAGCTGTTCTCTTAGCTTCTCTTTTCCCCTGGCTTGCTAACAGCCCTTTTACTGTCGTTGGTTCTGGCGCAAATTTTAACAGCTCTGGCCTTGTTCTTTTTCTTAATGCTCTAACTCGCTTATTGTAGTTCGCTACTTGACGTTTAAATAGGTCGTACTCCGCCTGTTTCCATCCTTTAGGCGGCCCGCCTCTTTTAGATTTTGCCATTGTATCACTCCTATTGTGAGAGCCGCCTTAGAATTTAAGGCGGCTCTCTATTATAGAATGGGAAGATGGTTAGTTAGGGAAGAGTGATAGAGAGCGTAGAACCTCTCTTAGTGGGAATCTGAGAAATCAGAATTTCCAGCGGGTCCTCGAAGTGGAGAGTGCCGAAGATCATATACAGATTCGTGAGACTGGAGAAGATGCCGTTAGAGGTCGCATTGTAGGCATTTCCATCAGCATCAATCAGAACGGAACGAATTCCGGTGTCTTGTTCGCCGTCTTCACCCTCCATTGTGACGTTCATCAAAATAACGTCTTTGAGCTTTATCTTCTTGTTAATCATGTCGCTGACTTTGTACTTCGGCTGATTCATGGCGTTGAACAGTCTGACCTTACTCTTCATATCTTCGGCGCGGAAGGAAACGAACTGATTAGTCTCTCTGTTGAATGCGTTGAAGTCCAGCATCTTGTCATTGGTTGTACTCATAGCGTTTTCCATTTTTCTTTACTCCTTTAAAATAAGTTATATTTGAATACCCTAGATGGGTTATTCACTTGTAATACTTTCCTGCGTTTGAAACGCTGGAATTATCAAAGAAAAACTTCTTACTCATTACTCTGCGCTCAGTTCTTGTACTGCATCCTATAAACAGTAGTCCTTTTTCATGCGCCATTTTAGTTGCTTGTTTAAGAGTAAGTTCTTCACAATCTGTAATAATGAACTCTTCATTGGTTTCTGGATTTAAAAACTTATAGTCATAAACCATTAAGTTTCTAATAACTAGGCTATCTCTTCTTACCAATTCAGTCTAACCTCCAACCGCTTTAAATAATTTCTCCATACGGTGTCAATTAAAGTATATGCTGTTTGGTGAGATAACTCTGTATATCTTGTGATAAACTGAATACACTCCAATGTATGATAACCGGCAGGGTACATAATAACTAGGGTTTTAGCGATACCATCTGAAATGTGAACTAAAAGGCATCCTCTGTTATCCCTTAATTCTTTGAATCTGTCGTAAAAAATCTCGTTCATTTCTAAACTTCACTTCGTTCCACTTATCGCACATTTAACGTCTGCGTCATACAATGCTGAATCTGGTGTAAACCTGTAAAATACTGACCGACCTATTATCCTGCAAAATGGTTGCCCAAAAGAGAAGAAAATAATCTCTCCTAGATCCTTGTAATAAAAGACCTGCTCATTCTGATAAATGATAATACTCATTCTCTCGTTCTCCCTTCTAAAGCATCAGCTATGCGGGAGAGGTTTTCGTTAATGTTACAGAGGGCTTCGTAAAGGCCCAAATTTGTGTTCGCAATCATGTTGTTGCTAATGAATCCTCCACTCTTGAAGTCTGTAAGTTGCGTTGCTCTTCTCTCCTGCTTCTCTTTTGTAAACATATTTAATCTCCTTATTTGTAGCTAATTAAGTTGGTTGTATCTGTGCTATTCTGACCGAAATAAAAGCCTATTACGATTGCATACAAGCTCATAAAATCAGAGCTGAGTCCCACGGTACACTCTGCCACGCAAAAAACGATTGTAAGACAGACAGCCATTAAAGACTTGGCTGTTACGAGGGATGCAAGATTATTCAAAAGCGTCTCCATAAAAATCTTCATACTCCTTTACATCATTTTGCATAGACTTATATACCTTTGCTACACTAGATAATGCTGACGCATATTTAACTAGGCCATCTAACCAGGGAAGAAGGTTAAATAAACCCATCTCGTGATAATTCATTCCTAACATGGATTTTAAATACATCCACGAATCGGAGGCTTTAAGGCGATAAATAATATCATCTTCTGAAAGATTTTCTAAGGGGAATGTCTCTGGCTGGAAGGGGGAGGGAGGGGTTTTAAACTCGTCATTTTTAGTACCCCGGGGTCCATGCGAAAAATGGTCTTTAAAATAATCGGAATAGGTGGATAACACATTCTTAATATCAGAGATGTTTTTGTCGATGTCCCTGATTTGTGCTTTTAGGGCGCTAATGTCTGAGTTCACTTATTTTTGACCTCCTTTAGCTCACTAAACCGATAAAGTTGGAGCCGATTTACTTTAGCTATGTAAAGCGATGATGAATAGCGATATTCTTTAACGGATTAAAGCGTTAGCGTGGTGGCTCTTTAAATTGAGTCCCGGAGGGAGGGCATCAGCCCTCCATCTCCATATCCGGTTCATCGTCGCTCACTACTTCGGAATACTTGAGGAACGTATCCAGGTCCATGGAACGCTTCTCCGTAACCTCCTGAGTAGCAATCAAGAGCGCCGCTTTAGGGATGCCGTGAGCTTCCTTCGCCTTTGTCAAAGTACGGCTACCCATGTTAGGAGTGCCGACAAAAGAAGCGGTTTCGTAAACTTCAAGTTTGCCGTTCTCTTCCTTGACCTCTCCGAAGATATACTTTGTGCTCTTAATGGTTCTTGTGAATTTCATGGTTCATTCTCCTTTAAATTTGATTTCCTTTTCAGGACCGGGACCCGTTTAATGGGTCCCACGCTTTGGGCCTAACCTGCTATTTAACGACGCCCAAACGTCTGAGCTTTTGCAAACTATAAAGGTAATTTGCTATCTCTTTGGCGGTCTTTGCTTGAAATATTGGTTCGATTCCTCCATACTCGTTGACTCTAACGGAGAGCATCCATGTCGTATTATAACTGCAAACTCTGAAATTCGGGTAAACGTCTCTTGCAAGAGCATTTATACTGTCGAAGGTGTAACGCATTTATAGCACCTCCTTATATTGCATATTGTAATAATGCATGGTTGCTCTAAGAACTACTTTATAATCCTCTACGCAACCTTCATACCATGCGAAATGAATAATGCCTTCAAAAGCTCCCCAAAGAAGTCTATCAAAATTGTCGTATGCTTTAATCCAGCTATTGCACATCTTCTTATCTATGTCAATTTGAGTTTTAGCTGCCTTATAAATGGGAAGCCATTTGCGAAGATTTGTAAGAGTCATGTTAAATCCTCCTTTAATATTCTGTTTTAGGTTGATCTGTTCTTTTCTGTTTCCTTTTCCTTGATATTATAGTACCACATTTAAACGGTAATTGCAAGAGTTATTTTAAATTTAATCATATCAATTATTTATTGAGTGCCATAAGATAAGGTTATTCTTTAACGCTTTAGTGTGAAAATTTTCACAATATATCTCTCGTTTCAGTCTAGTTAAAATGATCTGCTAGGCTATTATTTAAAAGGCTTTGTTAGACTAGGCTTTAAATGACTTTATATGATCTAGTAATGAAAATCATTTGAGAGAATGTGTAAGCTAGGAATGACAGTTAAAAGAGTAGCCCTGAGAGCTTTAATAAGCGCGTGTTGTGAGGTGGTTAGTAAGGGTGGGAGTATTTTTATGTAGGCGTGTGTACATCTGTCTCTTATACACATCTGACGCTGCC